TTTGATAACTCAGAATATGGTTTAAAAAAGAAAGATTTAGATTCAAGAATAAAACAAACTGAAAATGAGTTAGAAGTTTCAGCAGAAACATTTACTAATTTAACAAAAGCATCTTCGTTGTATTTATTGGTTACTAAATCATCTAACTCTTTATTTAATCCTTCTAATTTTTTTCTTTGCTCTTCAATTTTAATCTTAGCTAATTTTCTATCAGATGCTTTTGTTAAATTAGTAAATGTTTCTGCTGAAACTTCTAACTCATTTTCAGTTTGTTTTATTCTTGAATCTAAATCTTTCTTTTTTAAACCATATTCTGAGTTATCAAAATGGTCAGCAATAGCTTCTACTTTTTTAGTATAGAACTGTTTTTGTTCTTGATTAAGATTTTCGTTTGAATTTATTTGTTCAACAAGAGTTTCTCTATTCTCTACGATTGCTTTAACAGCAGAGTGAGCATCTAATTGATTTTGAATTTTTACTGCTTCATTACCTAATAACTTTTTGTTATTTAAATCAGGCTCTTTTATAATTGCAGCTTTCAATTCATCTCTTGCGCTTTCTAATTCCTTAACTTGAGCATCAGTTAAATCAGGATTGTATGCTAAATCTAAATTTTCTTTTGTCTCATTAACAACTCTTCCAAAAGAATCTAATGGATCTGTTTTTAATGTATTATCGTAATAGTGATTTGCTTCATTATGAGTTTTATATAATTTACCCGCATGAAGTAAACTAAATCCAACTCCCATTCCTGCTTCCAAGGCTAACTCGTCTCCTGTTGCAAGCCTTCCTTCTTCTATAGGAGTTCTTAAAGCTCTAGCTGTAGCAAACACACCTGCATTAGAAAGTAGATTAGCTATTGCTGTAGCAAATTTACTATTCATACCTGTTTTAGATATTCCTTTAGCTATAAAAGGCATAGCTTTCCCTGCTACAACTCCAAGAGTATGCATGTAAACACCTTCGGCGGCTCCTACTATTCCGCCCTCAATACCTGCATCTACCATGTCCTCACCTTCTTCAGCATTAGCCATACCCGATACAGCTCCCTTGGTTGCCATTATTTTAGTAAATGGAGCTCTTACTGCTTCTTCTATAAATTTAGCAGCTTTAGGAGCGTATTTTTTAACTAAAGGTTTTGCGTCTTTTGAAATTTCAGTTCCCCAATTAGCAAACTTCCCTTCTGCGGCTTTAGGATTTTTCATAGTAGATGCTACTAATAAATCAGGAGCTATGCCAACTATACCTTTAACTACATTTATAGGTATATTATCTTCAGGTAACGCATATTCTTGAAGGTATTCAACATCTTTAATTCTCTTTTTAAGATTTGCATCTTGTTGATTTAAAGAAGCTACAACAGCATTTTTTTTATCTTGAGGTAATGATGAATTTATTACTTTTGAAACAAGTTTAGCAGTTAATTTTATTAAAGGAGTAGGGTCTAATGGACCTCCACCATATTGCATTTGATTAGCAGTTTTAAGCTCTGAAACATCGCGAAGATTAGTAGTTCCATCTTTATTTTCTTTAGGAACTACTTTCTTTTTTACTGCATCAGTAATAGGTGTATCGGTATCAGGTATATCGTCATCAAAAAATCCTTCGTCTTGCAAACTTTTTCTTGCGCTAACTATAAGGTCATCAGCAAACTGATAGACGCTTTTGTTAAATTCACCAAGAACTGCTACTGCTCCTACACCTACTTTTGCTAATGGACTACTAAAAGGTTCTTCATTATCTTTTTTATACTTATCTAAAGCTCTTTTTGTTAAGATAGCTTGCTTATCTTTAACTTCTTGTGATACAGTAACCGATGAACCATCTTCCGAAGGTGAAGCCATAGTATCTGCTTGAGGCTCCTGAGATTCTGTTGATACCGAAGAATCTTTTTTTTTTAAAATAGGGGCAGCTTGAGAACCTACTCCAATTAATACTTTGTAATCATTAATGCTTTTAGAATATCCATTACTAACAAATACATCATAAGAGTCTTTTAACGCTTGAGGATTTGTATTTATTAATTTTTTGTATTCATCAAAACTTTTAGTGTATCCATTAGATACAAATACATCATACGAGTCTTTTAACGCTTGTTCGTTCATGTTTTTTGTTTATTAATAACTTCCTATTCTATTTTGCACTGCTCCTCCTCCTGATTTAATAACTCCTGACTCTATTAATTCTGCTGCTGCAGCCTCTTTATCTTCAACTCCATCTATTTTTTTAGCAGGTAGATTTGCTTTCATCCATTTTGCAGCATTTTCTAAAGCTTTTTTATTTTTAGCATCATTTCCAACCGGGAAATTAGGTGAATCTTTAACTCCTTTACCTTTTATATATATATTATCTCCAAAAGTAGTTGATTCTACTTCAAAACCTGTTCCTGTAAGTCTTTCATTTAAACTCGCTGCTATATTTGCAGGCTTGGCATCAGGCTTTAATTGTCTAGACATTTTACTATCTATATAAGAAGAGAATTGCTCTACAGATGTTTGTTTCTGAGGTTTAGGTTCAAAACCTTGGCCGCTAGCAGTTTTATTTAATTTAACTCCTTTAGGAAGGAATTCTTTAACATATTTCAATATAACATCTTCACTTACATTTTTATATTCATCAGGTAGATTTGATTTTATTGAACCTATAAGAGCTTTTGCTCCTCCAAATACATTATTTTCATCAAATTGATAATTCTGTTGTTTACTATCTTTATTTACAACATTAGCACCACCCGGTGTTTTGTTATATGCCATATTTGTAACACCTGATAAATATTTACCTGACAGTACAGAATTTTGATCATTTCCTGTCATGAAAGTAACTAAATTTTGAGCAAGATTTCTAGCAAATTCTTTTTCTTTCTTAGCAGTTTGACCTGCATTATAAACATACTCAGGAGCGTAATCTTTTTGTAATTGACCACCAACATCAACTTTCTCAATAATATCATATTTCTCTCTCATTCTATTGAAAGCAAACTTTTCAGCTTCTGCTCTTTGTTGGTCAGATACTTGAAATTCATAAGTCCCTGATTTTTGATCGTAAACTCTTAATATCTTACTTGGGTCTTTAGCAGCTTCAGCAGCATCATCCGTAGGACTGTAATCAATACCGCTATCTGATGTTCTTTTTGTGTCAAATAAAATTGACGCTATATTTGTAGGAGTTCCTAATAACGATGCTACTTTTAATTTCTCAGCTTCAACAAATTGAAATAAAATTGTTTTTTCATCAGCGCTCAAATTTGTTCTTCTAGTTATATCTTCTCTAGTTATAACCATTCCTTGCTTGTCATATCCTGCTTTTTGAATAGCTGCAATTTGGTTTTTACCCAAAGTAGGAATCCACTTATTGATTTTATCTTCTAATTTATTATGAGGAATTGTATTTAATAATAACCCATTTAAAGCAGTAGGAGTTGTTATCTTGTCTAACTTTTTGACTTTTTTACCATCAATCTCTTGTTCTGTCTCAATACCAACCATTAAGTTTCCTTCAGGAGACATTATATATCCATTTGTACTCCAATCTCCATAAGACTCTGCTATAGCGGCATTCTCAAGAGTTAACCCTGACATCTCTTCAGAATTAACACCATCAATTATTTTTTGGTAATTTTCTTGATAAGCTTTATTTGCGTTAAACGCTAAGTCAATACCATCTAAAGCATTTTGATTGTATATAAGATAGTCCCTTGGATCTAACCTACCACTTTTCATTAACTTCTCTTGAATCAACAAATTCTTACTAACAACATCAGCCATCTTTAAAGCAGACTGTCTTGCGCTTGCATGTGCTCCAACGGGTGTATTTGATATTTGCTTAAGCGCATCTTTAGTGGCTTTATCTAAAGCATCTTTCTTTTCCTGACGAACTCTCATAGTTTCGTCAAGCATATCAGTAGTATACTGACCTACTTCACGCCAATCAACGTATGAGTCGGCATTTCTTTCTACATAACCATATCCTAAAGGCATAATCTATATTTTTTTAAATTCTATATCTAATAAAGAATAATTAACTCTGTCAAATCCATCGCTTCCTTTTACTACTGCGTTCTGTGGTACTTCATCAGACATAACTCCTTGAAAAACGCCTTCCCCAAATTTAGCTTGGTCTATATACTCAAAAGTATATATATTCAATCCACTTGGAGATTCTCCAATCTTAGTTATATTTTTCTTTAGTTTTCTATCAGAACCTACTCCGCTATAATTAACTCCAAACATACCAAATGGAGTCCCCGGCTGAGGCATTTGAGGCCCAAAAACAGGAGGAGCAGGTGGCGGAGCAGGATATCTACTTGATGCCATGCTTTGAAATGCAGGATTCGTAGTGTTTACCATATTTTTTGAATTACTTGTAGTTAATTGACCTCCACTAGGAGAGAAATCAGTAACAGAAGAGAATGGTTCTTTTGTTTTAGCAAACAAAGGAGTCATATTAAGACCCATTTGAGCTGTATCTGCTAAACCTTTAAATCCTGCCTCTGTGTATGCTGCGCTAGCTTGTTGAGCATCAGCAGCTGCTTTTTGTTGACCTTCAACTTCTCCTAAGTCTAATTGAACGCCTAAGTCTCTTAAACGACTGTTCTCGTCAATTATCTCTTTCTCAATTTCAGTCATTTCAGCACCCATAGCGGTTCTTATACCTGCTTGGCCCTCATTTTGAGCCATATATATTTTACCCGCAGTAGCGGCTGCTCCTCTATCCGACTCTTGACCTGCTTGAATAAGTTGAGAACCTGCTGATAACATTGCTTCTCTCTGTAATTCGTATGGTTCTTTTTGAATTGCTCTTTCCTTAGAGTAATTTATCTCAAGTTTTTTACGTGCCTCTGCCATTGCAGCAGCTGCTTTTGCCTCTGCCTCTCTTTGCATTTTACCTTGCTTTGATGCCTGCATAAATGAATTTGCAGTGGATGCTGCCGATATAGCTAAACCTCCTATCGCTACTGCTGTTGCTACTCCCATATTATAATAATTTTATCATTTCACTTGTATATGTATCTCCTTTGAAATATCCAAGATCCTCATACGTTTTTATTAAGCTATTGTTTTTTATAAGAGCATAAGCATAGCCTGCTCCTGATTCTTTAGCGATATTAGTAAGAGATGAAATTAATAAAATAATAGCTTCTCTTCTTTTATCTTTTATCTTATATTCTTTGTTTGATACAATCCAATCAACCCAAGATACATCTGAATTTGTAATATATATAAAACCTGCACAAACAGGTGTTTCGCCATCGTAAACTATTATTCCTCCTTTGCCATTGTCAGGTAAAAAGTTCCTTTTAGGCGGCTCCCAACTCCATTGAATCCACCAATCTACTAAGATGTTGTGGTAATCACTTTCATTAAGATTTCTAATAGTTAATTCCATATTGAGACAAAGATATTAAATTTAAGGGAAACTTTTCATTACTTCAGATTGAACTGAAAATAATTCAATTTTTCCTCTTGAACTATTCTCAATTGTAAATGTACAATAATGTCCTAAAACCCCATGCGATTCAGCTACTGAATTTTTCACGAATAAGAAGTAATTCACATCTCCCGGTATTGGAGTAGTTAATGGAGTTAGCATATTATTGTTTACTACGATTTGGTTTACACCTGATGGATAGTCAATATTTATAGCAATTACAGGTCCTGCAAATTGAAGATTTGCTCCAAAATAAACATAGTCTCCAACACTTATAATGTTTCCAATAGATACCAATGGATTAATACTAAAGTTTACCTCAGCATTATTTGTACCTGCAAAATCAACTGTTAAGCTGTTTCCTATACCATTTACACTTCTAAGAGCAAGTTGTCCACTAGAGTTATTTCTAACAAAAGCATAATAAGTAGCTTCTTTTCTCTCAAACCAACTTGATGTAATAAACCCTGAGTTTTGTAGGTCAGTTTCTAATTGAGTATCCCAAGTTGAATCCCCTTGTAATGTTATTGTTTTAAATAACTTATTCTCAAGTACAGCATTGTTGAATACGCTTGTCAACTTTGATGGTTTAAAAGCATTAGGTGATTTATTCGGAGGTATTACGTTATCCACTTTATCCCACCATTCTTGATAAAATATATTTCTTGAAGCATTTACGTTATGTCTATATAAATTTCCTCCTTTAAAAGTGTAGAAATAATTGTTCATTCCAATCATCCAATCAGGATAGTAGGAATAGAAAGATACCCAACCGGCAACTCCTTCGCTATATGATAAAGTATAATTTGACATATTTTATTTTTTAAGGAATTTCTACAAAAGTTAAATTTACTTCATAAAACGAACCTACGTGAAATAATCCATCATTAGTTGTAAAATCAATAAACAACGTATGGACACTTCCTGCAAGTAACAAATAAGGAGGTGGTGTTTGATATGTTTGAACTACAGGACCCATTGCGCACCCTTGATTTCCTCCGGGAGCATTGGCATTTGCAATTTGTACTCCGTCTAATTTAAACAATATTTTTTCAAAATTAGCAGCCTCTCTTTCTCCGACACCACTAAATGACAATCCCATATTAACATCAAGTCCACCAACAGTTATTGTAGCTGTAGCTGTACCGGATTGTATAACAGAACAAGTTCCTCCACAATTTGTAGAGTCAGTTACATTGTATCTAATTGTCAAGTTTTGATTACTTATAACCCAAGGTGTAGCATTGCAAGGATTATTTACAGTAGTAGCCCAAACTAATCCTGTTACAGGAAGAGGAGGGGCAGAAGCGCAATCTGTTATTGCTACTATTACTCCATCAATTACTTCTATAACTTTAAATGGATCTGCTACGTTGTCAGTAAGGTAGAACCCATCTGCTAAAGGAAATTGTCCATTTTCATCATAAAAAACAAAATCATGTATCCCAACGTAAGTATCTGCGGCTGTATGAACTTTTGCAAAATAATAAGTGTAAAGTAAAGGTGCGTCACAATTAGATGTTATTGTAGATACTTCTGAAGAAGAAAAAGATGGCAATGCTACCGGGCAAAAAACTTGAACAGTCCAACCTGTGTTTTGACAAGGTCCAACTACTTCTACATACAATAAATTAGGAGTTGCAGCAGCTTTTGGTATTACTAGTCTTGTAATTCCGAAAGGTATTGACGTTGTTCCTTGTAGAAAAACATCATCCTCAAATATTGTGACTGATTGTGTAGTTCCTGAATTTACAAATGAAGTTCCATCATAATTAAAAACAGTATAATTTCTAGTAACATCAGCTGATCCTAAGCCGCAATTAGCACTTGCTGAGCCTATAACTGTAAAATTATTTGCCGTTCCTTGAACAGCTCCATAAACAGGAGAACTTATTTTGTTATAAACAATTCCATTGTAAGTTACTCTGATTCCATCAGGTATATTTCCAACAAAGAAGGTGACTATTATGGCTCCTGTTTCTACACTTCCAACATCTAATGTTAATTTATATAGACCTCTTCCTCCATCTTCATCTATTGATCCCCCACAAGGAGTAGGGCAATCAGGGCAATCCTCTGCGATCAATAATATTCCTGATGACTGCTCTCTTGTTGCTGTTGGATCTGAATAGAATCCATCAGGAGCTATATTTAAAAGACTTGAATCTAAATATACCGCTGTAGCCAATGATAAATCAGCTGCGTCTAAAAAAAATTGTGAATTTATTGCCATATTCTATTTATTATTATAAGAGACATCCACATGAATCAAACTCTATTGTAACCAATACATTACTGCAAGTAGGTGCCCCAACACTGCAAATATAAACATTAGTTTCTGCATCTACAGATCGTTCTTGAAAAAATCCATTTGAATTATAAAATCCTACTAATACACTAGACAGAGTTGGATTCGATACTAAAAATGTATTATATGTAGATTCACATGTAATACTACAAGTACAGCATACATCAAATGCACTTGTTCCAAAACATAAATTAACTTCTACACTACAAGGAGCACAAGGTTGTTGAGGTAATAATATTCCATTTACAAGCTCTCTTACTATACCATCAGCAGAATAGAATCCGTTGTCAGCAATATCAACCAAATCATCATCATTAAACACACAAGTTGCACTTGCAAAAGATGCGTTAAGGAAATAATTACCCGGAACACAGTTACAACAAGAATCAATTCTTGTGGTTCCAAAACAAAGTTCAGCAGGTATAGCATCTCTTAAATCCCAAATCAAATAAAGGTATTCTCCGTTTGAACTCAGAGGTACTATAAAGTCTGCATAGTATAGTGGAGCCGCACCTGTATTAGGAGTAGCAATAGTAGAAGCCACCAATAATGCATTCATATCAACACTGTTATTTTCGTACAGCGTAGAGCTTCTTAAGTACCTAAACTTATCTTGAGCTATGTTGAATATATAATCATCGGGAGCTATTGCATTTGTTGATAGCCTCATATTACTTCCCTCAGGAGGAAAGCTACCTGCTCCCACAAATCCTGAAACTGCGTTATATCTTGATACAAGAGGACTTGCAGTTCCGCTTCCAAATAATACTAAATTAGAAATAAGAGGACCTATAAAACTACCATTGGTATATCTGTATTGAGTATGAATAGTGCTTCCTGCTTCAGAGTTGTTTGTTAGTACAACCTCAACTATAGTCATTGGCTCTGCTTGACAACAATCAGCAAGTATAGAAACAACCATATCTCCTGTGTACGTTAATGTTATTTCAACGGTTTCAATAGATATTAAATTCTTATCAAAGAATATACTTCCATTTTCATCTGTAGGGTTAGATTCAACAATAGTTCCGTTATAATTTGCGGCAACATTTAAAGTAGCTCCCTCTTCAATACTTATAAAATCCCAAGATATTTCACTTATACCTACTAACGGACCTAAATCAACACAATAAGTGAATGTTTTTGATACCTCAGTAGGAGCTACAGATAGTGTAAATGTTTGAGATACACCACAAGCTAAACATTGAGGGTTTATAGGAAGTTTTTCATCATTCATAGACAGCACATACTCATTCATATAAGGGTCAAAACCTCCTAACTTTTGAGTATTAAAAGAAGCATTGAACGTATCTCTAAACCAAGTTCTCATGCTTTGCTCAGATATAACAACCAACTGTTCTGCTTGAGAGTCTCCGCCTTTTAATTGAATAACAGCTCCACGTTTTACATCTGTAAAAAATCTATCGTATCCCCATTGAACATAACTCTCAGGATTAAAACTAATACCATACTTCTCGGTACGTGCTATTTGAGTTCCCAAGACCTCAGGAGTGGCTGTAATTATACCTCCGGCACTTGCGTCCGATAATAAGTTTTTCTCTGCTAAAACGTAAGATATTTTATCTTCTTGCAAAGTAAGAATATCTGTATTCCTTCCATCTAATAATTGTATTGCTCCAAAAGAAGCTTCACAATGTTTAAAATTTGAAAGTCCTGAGTTAAACTCATTCAACTTATTTATATTTGACTCTCCATTGTAAATACCGCTATAAGTAATATCTGAAAATCTATCAGCTTCCTTGTAATCTTGAGCAGCAACTGTAGTTACTCTTTCTCCAAAATTAAATGGCCTTCCAATTATTGAATCACGAATTTTATAACTTTCTGCTCCATTTCCAAAAGAGTAACAGTTGTAAAAACCTGTATCTATTATAGCAGGAATATTACCTTCAATATCTTGGTCTTGAACGTTACCCATGTGATTACCATCGGCATCAATAGCAAATGATAAATTATTTTCAAAGAAAACATCAGGCAAAGAATCTTGAGGTTCTGTTTCCCATATAAGAGTATTTAAAGCTCTAAAGACTTCAATCTCCATATTTATGAAATATCTTCTATAATTAGCACCTACTCCTGAGCAAGCCCATCCTGCGCTATAATTAAGCCAAAGTCTATTAGTAACAACGTCTCTATTAAATCTTAATTTTTGTGTATTAAATTCACAAGTAGTATTTCCAAATCCTGTTTCATACTCAAGAGTAGCTCCTCCGCATATTGAAATGCTAGGATTGTCTAATGTAGAAGCTATGTTATCTCCATTAAACCAATCGTACATATTGTCATAATCTCTTGATGAAGTAAAAGTTACCTCCCATAAAGTTCCATTACATTCACACTTTCTATTACCTGAACGAAGTCCTTTTGCATAAATCTTTATTCTACTTCCGGCAGGGACTGTATAATCAATATACATTCCCTCATTCACAGGGTCAGGAAGATTCATAGGATATTGTATTACTCCACAATTTGTTCTGCTGCTAATATTTGTTCTATTTTCCAACATTCCCGGAGCTATAACTGCATTTGGATCAACTACAACACTAAAATTACTTGGATTCATTTTCATGTAAACACCTGCAAGTGCTCCTACGTCTTCTTTTGGAGTAATAAAATCAGAAGATTGAGATTTTTTTTCAAGAACCGTAGCGTATGTACAACTTGTAGTAGGACCCGAAGTATCTGCTTTAACAATTAATCTATCTCCATTTTCAACTTTTTGCATATTATCTCCTTCAAGAAGAAAATAGACATCATTTGAATCGGGGTCTGTAAAAAAGATATTTGAATATATTGTTTCGTAATTTTCTGCATCAGGTTTAATTACAAACTTATATCGTGTAGCCCAAGAAGGTGCTCTTTGTGTAATTGGTATAATTGCTTGAATTGTATTTTTATTGGCAGAAAATCCACAAGGTACAAACACTGTATTATTAACACTCACTAAGGCTGTAGTTGAACGATTAAATTCATCCATATACACAATACCAACTTCATAACCTCTATTACTATGTAAACTTGAAGGGTTTGATATTTCTTGAAATACTGCTCTTGCAAATGTAAAATTATAGTATTCGTAAACTCGTTGAGTAGGAGTTGTTAAAGAATTAACGTACTGCATAGCAATAAGTTGTAATCCAATTACAGTACTTGCAGGAGTTGTTATTATTTTTATTGGTTGTAATATAGAATTTATACCACTACCATATTTTATAAGAGCATCTAAATTATTAGGCAATAAACAGTTTAGTTGATCGGTAAACGTAGTACCATCACAAGAAGTTTCAGCTCCCGGAGTTGAACTATATACAGGTTTTATATTAGCTGCTGTTCCTATAGCTTGTTGAAATTCAAGACTTGTAGCTAATGCATATACAGATGAGTAGTTTGTTGATAAAGTAAATATAAAATCTAAATCTATAAAATCAGTTGTTTCAACAGGAAAAGGTGTTCCTCCTGTAAAATCAGAATGAACTATTGTCATATTTATAGTTATAGAAGAACCTGCTAATAATTCTATTCCTGCTAAATCAAATCTAATAATAGAATTACCAATAACTTTTCCTATCGAAGATGGATCTATATTATAAATACCATCTCCTGTAGAATCAACAAGAGAAGTCTGTCCAATTGATTTAGTAATTAAATTAGTAGAATATTCAATTTTAGTTGGCTGACCATTTTTATCTATTAAATTATATCCTTCAACATAATTACCATACATAAGCCTATTGCCCATAATAGTTTGGGCTTTAGCAAAACGTGGAACATTATCATAAAGTCTTAAAATTTCAGATTCATTTAGTATCGTAAATATTTTACTATTATTAAAAGAATATTGTATATTTTGATTATCTATACCACCTAAATCTACTTTATTAAGTTTCTCAATAATCTTTATAATATTTTTATTTGACTCTTTAAACAACAAATCAATACCAACAACAAGAGGGCCTCCTGTGTTATATTCAATTATTACAGTATTACAAGAATTAACCATACCTTCGTTTAGCATACTATTTTTACTAAACTGAAAAGGCTGAGGTATAAATGCAGGCTCTGACCATTGAGAAGTAGCAGAATACTCTCCATCAACATATCTGTATCTATACGCAAAACATATAAATCTTGTTTCTAAAAAGTTCTCCTGACCACTTGTTACAATTGGAGTTATAGTTGGAGACTCTATTGGTGGTTTCTTTATTACAAGTAAAGACTCAGCACTAACTTGGTCAATATTACTAGTTGGATTAGGGTATCTATTTCCTATTGGATTTATATTTATAAACCTTGGCTCATTATAAGGATAATAATCGTCTGTCCAAAACAAAAGATTATCAATTATGTTTATACCCGTAATTAAATATGATGGATTGAAATTTAATGTAGTATCTACGCCATCGCCATTATCTATACTAATAACGTGATACGTTAGTATATTAGTGAGAACATTATAAGATACAATCATGTCAAGTTTACCTGTAGCTCCAACAGTAAATGTAGGGTCATGAACAAACCAATATATTGTTTCTCTTGCGCTGTCTTCAATAGCACCAATACATCTTGCATTTATACTTAACTCAGTTCCATCAATATATCTTAACGCAGGAGCAGCCAAATCATTACCTACTGTATTTGTAATAACTCCTACTTCGGCCATCTCTGTTGACCCCATTCTAATATTCATAGCATCAACATACTCTCCTTCAGGAAGAAGTCGTTGATCAACGATTTTATTCATTCTCCCTGCTATGAAATTTCTAGTGAAATTTGCCATATTACTTGATTATCTTATCCATTCCTCTTAAATTCATTAAGAGTCTTCCCGGATGAAGGTTACTGATTCTAATTTTAGCATTTCTTAATAATGCAGTTCTTTCTTTTCTTGCTCTTGCTACAACATATTCTTGAACATTAAATTTAGAATTTAATATCTCATATTTTATAGCAGCATAAATATATTGTTCAAATAACTTATTTACAGTTATTAAAGAATTATCTCCTGACTCCATACCATCTGAAACATACTCAAGAATACATAATTCTCCTGCCATGGTAGAGTCAAAATTAATAACCCCTGCTTTTTTATCTATTTTAAAAGTAGGATTAAAATTTGCAGTCTCTGTATTTAAACCAAATGCAGTATTAATGCCATAATCAAAATACCACATCCCTTCAAAATACCAACCGGATTGACCGTGAAATTGATTGCCTTGGTTTAAATAGATACTTTTTTTCATTTTAGTAAGTCTATCAAAATCAATATCAGAATATTGTGGTCTAAGGATATTGCCATTTTGGTCAAATAAAATATTGCCCTGTTGGTCTTGTAAATATGCGTTAGACGAAATAGCTTGTATATTTTCAGTTAATGGTCTTAACCAACCATCTTTGTATAATGATATACGAACCCAATTCACATAGTCAGATGGAAGCACATATCTTAGCGAATCTGCTACACTTAGCTCTAAGATTTTGATTTCCTTAAAGGCATCATAATTAAGCTCCTGTATGGCTCTTTTTGCGTGAAATATTATCTTATACCTTTCTTCGTTATTTACTAACGAATGGTTTCCTGAATACATCAATAAAAAGTTATTGACTATATCATCTAAGCTAACGTATTGGTACGAACCCCAATTTGCATCTTGAGGTGTGTTACCATTATTATCGTAGTATTCATATTGCGATATATATGCCATTTCTTTTTATTTTATTGTTGATTGTTTTGTTGTTCTTGAACCATACCAAATTGAGCAACTTCATTTTCACGAATTGAAATACCACAATATTGAAGTATTTTCATCACTAACAGATAATTATCTGAAAAAGGAAGTTCAAAGTCTTGATAATCAATTTGAGTTTGGTCAAACATAGGTTCTCCACTTAATAATGTACGATAAGTCCATTTTGGTGTTTTAGGGTATCTAAAATAAACACACTCAACTTTACCCTTGGCATCTATAGTGTCGGGGAATAATTTAATTACATCTTCCTCGAGGGTATATGATGGATAAAATTCAGTTGGACTTGTTAGGCTCGATGCATTAAGCATTGTAATTTTACCAACACTAACTTTATCAGCTTCTTTTACCGCTTTTGAGTAAATGTTATATGTCTGAGCTGTAACTAAAAATATATCTGAACTTAATGTCAAAGAAGTATTTGAAGATATAATTAGAATTGTAGATACAGCACCCGTGTTTTGATTAACAACAATATCTCCTGCGGTCAATCCATCAGACAAAAATGTAGCTGCAGAATTTACAAGTAGATTTACAGTAACTGTAGTATTGGTTCCTGATGTCAATTTTTTTGTATGACAAAGCATTTTAAGAATATAATAATCATCGTCTCCTGTTGTAGTAAGAGATGGTGCTGAGTATCTATTTAAAGCTAAATGTGCTAAATATCTTGTAACTAAAAAACCTTCGAGAGTTTCAGCTATAGGACCTTCAATTTCAGCATAATCACTTCCGGCAGTCCTTGCATTTTCAGCATTTATAGCCTTATTGTAGTTCTTGAAGTAATCTTCAAATATCTCCATTTGTGCGTTTTCAGCATATAAATTAAAATCTGATGGAGAAATATATCCATAATTGTTTTTGTTCAATACGGATAGTACTGTATTTCTAACCTCGTTTATCATTTTTTAAATCTTTTTACAAATATAATAAAAAAAAGCACAGAAATAAATCCGTGCTAATTTTCAAATAATCAAAATATATTATTATGCTATATTCGCTTCTAACATTTTAAGTGAATCAATTCCTTCATCACTTGATAAGAAGTATCCTGCCATTTCATAAGGATCTTCTCCGTATGGCACAGATAGCATTTTCTTTTTATTAGTAGGTGTGTTAAACCATACCTCTTTATCATTGTTGCGTAATGCTAATAACTTTTCTTCAAAGAACAAACGAACTTTAGCTTGAAACTGTAGTTCAGGGTCATTCAATGTAGCTAAGAAACCTCTTGGATCATTTTTAGCAAACACTAATATGTCTCGTTTTAATTCTGCTGTTGAGATAGTTGATGGATCTTTACCAAACATAACTCTAGTAAGAGTTTCAATTTGCTCAAGAGTCAATCTTCTTGCTTCTATTAAAGCATCTACTTCTACATTAAAATCTTCAACTTCCTCAGATGCTTCTTTCTCTTTATCTATCTCAGAAAAGATTACTCCATTTAATGGATGATAATGTAGAAATTCTTGTAAAACAGGATTTGTTCTTTGAACGCTAAGAAAACCATCTTCAAAAACAATTGGTTCTATAATTGCGCTTCCATCTTGTTCGTCCTCAAAAGGAGATTTTTGATTCACCGCATATCTAAGCGGTCTATTCTGTTGTTTCTTTTCATCAAACCACATTAAAGGAAAACGTGGATGATTTCTTGATGCTAATGTATAAGATAGCGGATTGCCTATTTTTAATTTGTAGACTTTGTCTACTAATGGTGTTGTTGCCATAATGATTTAATTTGATTTAAAATTTATAAAAAAAGGATGCGGTGATTATCACCGCACCCCTATACTATATATTAACCGTAACGGAATAATACAAAGTTATTTGCACCTAAAGTACATACACATCTTTCAGACAAGAAGTTAACCTCCATTGCGTCTAAGTCAGATGTTTGAGCACCTCCGGCAGAACCTGTGATCCAAGTTTTGTATCTTCTATCCTCAGCTTCTGAAGCACGGTATCTAACGTGTAAGAATGGTCTCTTAGCGTTTTTACCCATGATTTGGTCATATACTGAAGTAGAACCTGCAGGAACTAAAAGACCTGTGATTGTACCTGTAGCAGTACCTGCTGTAGTACCACCACCAACTAAACCACCTCTCATTGTAGGATCGTTTAAGTATTTCCAATCAGACTTGTAGAAATCGTAACCTCTACGGAATCCTGTGAATCCTAAGTTCAACGCCATTTCAGTATCATTGTCGAATAAACCGTAAGATGCAGCTCCCGCAGCATTTACTCCGTTAAATCCGTTCAATGTAGCTAACATATTGTCGATGTCGAAAGACAATCCACGATTAACAAACACTACGTTCTCTTCGATAGCGCCTTGCTTGTCCAAACGAGAAACAATTGTATCCCAATCAGCTAAAGAAGTTGGCGTACCACCTCCCCAAACATTTCCTCTGTTGTTTACAACGTAGAAAACTCCTTCAGAACCTCCGGCAACACCACCTAAAGCAGTTAATGCTCCTGAACCTGTTTCGGCAGGAACAGCTTCAATCATAGCAGTTTCTAAGTAATCCTCGAATCTCAAACGAGTTTCGTGCTCTGATTTCAAATACCACAAATAACCTGTAGCACCATTCTCAGTAGTAACCTCAACCCATCCGATTTGAGCCATGTCTGAACCATTAACAGCATATTTATCTTTAATGATAATAGGCTTGTTAGAGAAGATTGAATCTTCTGCTTCTAATGAACCAACCATTCCGTTAGTTCCTTTTTTGAACTCAGAACCGTAAATAAATACAGTACAAGGATTACTACCTCCTGAAGATATAGGAAATAATTGACCCGCTGCTTCATAGTAAGCTACTTGAAAAGTAGTTGCAGTAGGAACGGCAGTAACAATTGCTTTGTTGTAAACACCTGTTGAGTTAAGCTGAATCATAACAGTTTGACCTGCTCTGATTGCAATGAAAGAAACACCTGCATCTGCTACAGTAATCGTAGCTGTTGATGAACCTGCAGCTGCATTTGATGTACAGCTAGTGTACTTAACATGAAGACGACCTTGTTCTGCCCATTTGATTTGGTCAGAGTTAGAAGGCATCTCTGCACCTACCATTCTTAAGAATGATGCGATGGTTCTATTACCATAACGCTCAAATTCTTTCTCGTAAGTATCAGGAAGATACTGATTTAAGAAATTGAAGTTAGTAATATAGTTTGTCGTTAACGCTACTTGCTCCGCTGCCGGTTGTAATGCAAAAGTAGGCGTATTTAATAATGCACTTGCCATTTTTACTTTTTTTTAAAATTTATATTCTTTTTATACTACGGATTTTTAGGCTTTTACCCGAATCAGGATTTACCGCTTTTACCTGCATTCCATCCATCGGCTTTGTAACTTCAGGAGCTTTTCTTTCAGACATATTTATATTCTTAATGCCTTTCATTGTTCCCTCTGTTGCATCTGATTTGCCTTGCTCATAAAAGAACTTAGCAAACTTCTCAGGATTCATAGCAATTGCTAACGACTTATGATAACCTACCGCATCTTTAATTAATCCTTGTTCATCCAAAAACTTGTTTATAAAGTTTGCAGGATTAGATTGGACCTTTTTAAGCTCAGTAGCGTCTCCCGGATTAAAAGTGATTTTTCTGTCATCAACATTGAACTCAAAACCTTTGAACTCTCCGCTAAAAACTTCGTCAGTTTTTTGATTAAACCAACCTCTCTTTCTTTCGTTCTCTTCTTCAATAGTCTTCGCTTGCTTAGTATATTGCTTATAGCTTTCGTAAACTTCTTTTTCCTCATCAGAAATAAGTGGAGCACTTGACTCAAGTGGCACTTTGTATTTTTCTTTTTGAGTGTTAAAAAATTTTCTTGCCTCAGCAACAGCCTTTTTTGTTGTAATCTTAACTCTCTTAATATGTGATTCATCATCAATATCTTCGTCATATCGATAGTCATCCATTAGAGCGTCAATGTCATCAGCATCAAGTCCTTCTTGAGTTACTGATAAATAATTTTTAAGTAAACTTTCAGGATCCATAGAATCATAGTCTTTTTTAAGACTTAAGAAATCCTCGAAACCTCTACCTGTTTCCTTTTTGTATTTCATATAAGCAGCGACATCCTCAGGTAACGCTTCCGTTTCCTTTCGTTCTGCCATTAACTCATCAAATGAATTAATCTGCTTATTGTATCTTTTTTCAATATATGAAAGAACTTGTTGTTCATCTAATTCAGGTTGTACAATATCTTGTACATTATCCTGTTGTTGTATGTCATCCTGTATAATATCTTGTACAGGTTCTTCAAGCTGTTGTTCGTGCTTTTCAAGTAATTCTTGTTCTACTTGTGCAACTCCTTTTTCTTCTGTACCATCTAGTAATCTAACTTTTAATTCCATTTTGATTTGATTTAATTTTTTACAAATATAAACATTTTTGTTTATTTTTTATCTAGGCTCAAATTCTCCTAAATCAAAACCATCTAAGCTATCCTCATTACTTTCAAAACTCAAAGGAGGAAGGTTGTTTTTACGTTGGTCTATAAGTTTAGACTGCTCTGTATTTTGTTGGCTAATACGTTTAGATTTAGCATCTTCACGTTCTTTCTCTCTTTGACTTAAAGTTTGTATTTCTACTCCTTTTATCTGTTGATTGTATTGGAACTCTTCAGCCATTAAGTGTGATTTCAATTCGGCCTCAACCTGCATTGTCTTAATGTTATACTCGGTCTCCATTTGCTTCAATCTCATCTTCATCTCTAATTCAGCCTGCATTTTTTGCATTGCCGTTTGAGCCGCCATTTGTTGAGACTGTAAGTTTTGTTGTGCAACCATGGCTTGTTTCTGCATCTCCATTTGATCTTCACGCTCTTGTTTCTTAACTCGCTTCACTTTCAATAATTGATTTGCAAGTTTAAGATTTTTAAGTTCACGAATGTCAATAGCATCTTCAAGATTAATATCTCCTTTAGATAGAGCCATTTGGATATTTGCTTCAAGTTGTGCTTTTTGTTCTTCATCAGGAGCCACTTCTATAAATATACCGAAGTCATAGATATAAAGGTCTGATATTTCACTTAGGATAGAAACATTGTATCTTCCTATTTTATTTATAAACTCATCTTTGAAATCAGAATACTCTAAGATGTCTGCAATCCTATATGTCAATGCTTCTGCTAATGAACGATATATAAATAAACCACCATCAAGAATATGTCTTGTAGCAGTGTTTGAATTTAAAGCAGCTAATTTTTGTAAACCTACTAAAGAATTAGGATCAGGAGTGGAACCATCTCTCGCTTCATTCAATCCTGTTACCGTTCTAATCATATCCATATAATGATTATAGTTCCCTATAAGCATTTGAGTCTTACTCAATCCTGAGTTCGATGTCAATTGGGTAATTGGAACTCTTGCATTATTAAACTCTCCATCTTGAGTATAACTTCTACCAATAACACTACCTGTTTGGAAGTATAGTCTCAAAGCATCCTCAGGATTATAAGCAGCACCTGTACCTAAATCAACCTCATTTAATCCATCAGCATCAATGAATACACCATCAGGGACAACTCTATTGATTACCTGTTGAAGTTTTAAGTGAGTAATTTGAATAAGGTCAGCAAATGGTATCATTCTTCTTACTGTAGACTCAATAGCACCCTTATACATACGAGGAGCTGATGCTACATAGTTCGGCAAAGCGTGTTGAGTAGCTGATTTAGGTCTTACCATATTCTCAGACAGTTTCCACTGCAACAAGATATTGGTTCCCATAACCATAATACCCTCATACCAAACGTCAATAGTTTTTTCTACCTTCTCAAAGTTTCCTTCTTCCATCATCTCTGTTGGAGGATTAAAACTATCATCTTTCTCTATAAACCTAGACCCGCCATTGTCAAGAATTTTCTTTTTATAAACTACTTTCTTTGTAGTCTTATAATTGAAATACATTAACGTACACGTGTCTCTTGAAAATACACTGTTCTCATAAAATTGAGCAACATTGTAATAATCATACCAACCTTGACTATACTGAGTTATCTCTTGCAACTGCTCTTTAGTCAAACTTTGGTCTATCTTCATCAACTCTGTTATCGGTAAAGTTTTAATCTCTCCCCAATAAAAACAATCTCTGAAATAAGGGTCTTCAGTATAACTATAAACCACATTCGCAGGATCAACGTAAGATATTTTAATTCCTGCTCCTTGAAGAAATTCGTGTTTAGCAATAGAAACACCAAGAACTGTGGCATCGTAATCAAGTCTTTTACGAATCTCATCATAATGGTTTTCATCAAACATTGTATTGATAGCCTCTTCTTCGGCAATCTCAATAGCAGGCTTGTAGTTTAATTGCATATACAATGATAATTCCTCATCATTGTTAGGTAACTTTTCAGGGTCCATTATAAATGGATTTGCACCCGATAGCTCTTGTATTTTACTTAAAGCTTCTTTACCAACCATTTGAGATTCTACCAATTCTTGATGCTTGTTTCTTTTTGCTTGAGACATTGCATCTTGAGAATATGCTTTAACTTTGAAAAGTCTATTTGACATTCCATTTACAATAATATCAACAAACTTTGGTATTATAGGAACAGGTGTCCAATCTAAATTTAGATACGATAAGTCTCCATCAATAGCTAATTCATTTTTATATTTACCAACTGATTGTTCGCCTCTTGCGTAAAGTCTTAATCTATGGAACTCTCTCCATTGACCATAATATCTACAATTGTTCCCATCTTTTCTAAACCACTCATATTGAATAGCTTGACCTACTTGTAACCCAAATTGTTGAGAAGCTTTAACCGCATCAGTAGCTAACTGACTCGGAAAGGCTGACGATGTTATATCTATTACTACGTTTTTCATGTAATTATTTGACTTGTTGTTCCTTCATTCGAATACCTTGCGAAGTTAACAATAATTTTTGAATCTTTTTTCTCGGGCAAATATAAATGCTTTTGATTAGCCATAATAGCCAATCCTGAACTAATAGAAGCATCAAATTTTGTCCTGTCGTTTATGTCAAACTTTGCCCAATCCTCTAATGTTCTCATAAATGGCATAGTTCCCATTTCATCAGATTCTCTATAAGCACCCGCCAAATCAAATCCAACATATCTCTCTATGTAAGACTCGATTGCAGAAGCATGAGACTGCTTTACATCTTCAGATGAGTTCGGAATACCACCAAGTTCCCTCTCTGTCTTTGTTAGTTTATTGTATTGTTTATCAGGTCTATTCAAACAATAATTCCTATATCCTCTATTTTTAAAATGATACAATAACCTAGGTTTATTGTTCTCTATAAGAATTGGCATACCGTAAAACACACAAGCCATTAATACCTCCTCAAAGAATATCTCTGCTGTTTGAGGTCTTGCTATGTACTCAAGAAAAAACTCGTTTACAGGAGCTTCATCCATGTGAAATTTAGTAAGGCCATGCAAAGAACCGTTCGACCCTCTACCTCCAACTACTGCAGATATATCATAAGAGTCACAACCAAAAGACCCTAAGTGTTCATTACCGGGATACTTAGATCCATTTCGTACATGAACATTATTTTGAAGGTGCTTTGCAGGTGTCCAACTTACCAAGAACCTACCCCTTGAATCAGGAGTAAATATAACTTTAGTATCTTTATCTCCATCTTTCCAATGAAAAGAACCTCTAGTTAAGAAGTGCTCTTTGACTAAACTGTCGTTATAATCAATCTGCTGATATATCTTTGTAAGGTTAAATAGAGACTGTTTGCTTTCATCTCTAAAAGCATGTGATGTTGTTCTAGGGAACTGACGATAAAACTCATTTAAAGCATCAGAATCACTTTTTAAAGAATCAACCTCTGCTTCCCAATATTCAACAGCTCCATTCTTTATCATCATACCATCAACTCCCTTAACAGGAGTCTCAGGTTTATAAAATACAGGCATACCATAGATGTCTATAAACCCTTCCATGTTCCACTCCATAGGGATAAATAATCCATATAGCCCACTCTTAGTTTGACCATTAGCATTACGATTACCTACCATTGAATCTTCATATAGGTCTTTGTAGTTTTGACCTCCTTTTGATAATGCATTTGAGGTCGAACCCATCATACACTTTCCAATAATCTTACTACCTAATCTAAGACAAGTTTTGGTAACTCGCCAATTGTTTTGAATATTATTTGGTTTAACCCATTTTGCACTTTCATCATGAGCTAAAAATATAAGCTTTTCTCCATCATAGGAGTTCTCTTCTGTATTCTTCCAATCTATTGATGTGTCCAAACCATCTATGGCATCATTATCTATGTCATACATGTTTTTCTTTGTAATCTTAGATGCAGGTACACGGAAAGCCAACTCTGTCTTTGGCTTGTCCATACCATCCATAATTGGTTTAAAGAAGAACGGAAGTCTATTGTTTATAGGAACTACTTTGTCAGTAAACATCTTTTTAGCATCGGCTCCTGTTTTTGATAAGATACCTATCCTTGCATCACGAGCAAGTGTTCCTATGTTTACACATTCAGATGATGACATAAATGAGAATCCTGAACGTCTAATCTTTAAGTATATCATTCCAAAACTTCTCTCATCTGCCTTACACGCTTCCCAAAAAATCCAATATATCCTATTGGCCTCACGAAAGTCAGGGTATCCAACATCTATACTAGACCATTGTAAATACATATAATGAGAACCTGTAATATAAGTTGGAGTCCCATTATTCATAAACCAAAAGCCTTGATCTCTAAAATCAAATTCATTTTCAATGTAATCAACCCATCTGTTTTTAAATTCAGCTGCCATTTCATTCCATTGAAATATTGATTGTATTCTTGAAAGTTCTTTAGGGATCGGTTGTCTTTCCCAATACTGTTCAGCTTTTGAAGTACTTCTTTTAAAACAATCTTTTGGTGTTTTAGGAAGAGCGATATTAAGTCCTGATATATTAATTATATCTCCTATCTCTCCTGTCTTTGATATTACTACAATATCATATTGTTCGTTGTATCCATATATCCAAGACTTATTACTGTTTTTTTTAGTAATAGCATTAGAAGGTATATGGTCCCTTACTATGGTGTAGATATTATTTTGACCTTCTTTCTGCAAATCCTTGTTTTGAATCAGTTTTATTAATACCTTTTTCAGATAATTCTATGCTTTCTTTCTCAGATTCTATTCTATTTAAAATCTCGAATGCATCAAATATAGCTAATTTTTTTGTAGCAGCTGCATTTTTTAATTTATCAGCAGCTAATTCCCCTCCAATATCATCAATATTTAAGATAGGTTCTTCAGCTACTTTGATTAACTCAAGTACTGCTTTATGACCTGCAGAAATAATCTTTAGTTTTGTTTCTTTAGGTGTCATACTATTATCTATAAAACATTACATATACCATACGCCCTTCTTTCCAACCGGTATTTGGGTATTTACTATGAAAGTAATTTGAAGGGTACATAAGAGCACGATTTGGTCTATACCCTACTACAGAATGTAAATCCCAATTATCTAAGTTGTTTGCTTCATCTAAAAGAAATCTATCCGCTTCTTCATTAGGGACATCTAAAGGCATTTCATATCCTACATCTTTATGTTTCCAAAAAGCTGTTCCGTGCAATCCTTCTTTTGTAGATGGAGAGATATATAACACAAGTGCTCTTTCGGGTCTAATGTCTCCTACTTTTGAATCTGCGTGTATTCTCCAATCGGTATCAAACTCTTCAGTTGCTACTCTAAAAAACCCTAACAAACATTCTCGTTTAGTTTTGTCTATGTTGCTTAATTTATCAACAATAAAATTATCAAAATCTTTATTGCTATATTGAACCCAAAACTTTTTATCTCCTACTTCAACTTCTTGAAATTGATTACTTAATAAACTATTATAAATATAGTTATAAATATCTTCTTCTAAAAAATCATCTATAATATTTATCATAACTTCATTGTTATTTGATGGTCATACATTCTATATAGCTTCTCTCCATCAATGTTAAATTCATATTCACTATCAGGTACGAAACAAACCATATCCCCGGATCTTACTCCTTTTGTTGATAGGTACTGATTTGGATACTTCATAATCCCCATTAATGGTTCTTCTGAAAAAGGCTTAGATATATATGAATCTACTGTGGGGATTGGTTTAACAAAGCAATACCTATCGTATGCATACCATGTATCTCCTTTTTTATACATGAAAAATTGGTCCATTTCAATAAAGAATAAATCTTCTTTAAAGAAACTTTTGCCACTTTTTTGTCGGCCTTTAATATCATTATAAAATTTGAATACATTATGATGTACAAGAAGTATATCTCCTATTGATATGTTACCGGTATATCCTAATGGTATTTCAACAACCTCAGCATATCTATTAGAGAACTTATGATCTTCTTCTGATGTACTGACTATAAACTCAATACCACCGATGTCTTTTGTGTTGTCATAGCGTTTACCATTTACAGGCTTTGCTATAAAGTAAAATGGAGATTTCATTAAAAATTTATATTATATTCGATTGAAATAGGTACTGTAGGACTAAACTCCTTCCACAAAACTACCTCTTCTTTTTCATTTATAATATATATTAATACATTTTTTTTGTCATTTATCTTAATTAGATGGATTTCATTACTATCTCCAAGCACTTTTTGACCCACAATGTAATGCATTGCACCGCTTTTATAATCAGGTCCTATTGATATTTTTCTTATATCCATTATATATTATATGAAGCTATTTGTCCACCTGTTGTAGCAACAGTGCTTGCATTTTGTAATCTATCTCCAATACTATTAGGATCAAATCCACTTGCAATTGCATAGTTCCAAAACTGTGCAGGTGTCATTAGTAAAGTTCCTACTGTTGCATCTGTTCCAACACCCTGTAATACACTAGAAGGTGATGGTACAATCAATGTTCCTGTTAATTCACTTGATGGGCCATAAGTAGTCCCAAGCCTTACATTATTTATTGCAGGATTATTTAAAGCTACACCTGCAGCATAAAGTATTCTGCTTCCACCCGTACTTATTTGAAATAGCCAACTTGCTGTGTTTACATCAATAGTAACCCTAGGAGCAACTACTGCCATTACATTAGAAGTATTAATTACGTTACCACTAACTTTTACAAATGTTCCTGATGCGTATGCAGTTGTCAAAGCAAAAGAAGAATAAATTGCAGGAGCGCCTGTGCCTGCATTGACTGTTCCTGTTACTGATATTGTTGAAAAAGCAGTTACATTAAAAATTGCAGGTTGAACTGTTGAAGCATTTACGTTACCTATTTGAGTATAATTAACTGCTCCCGCCAAATAAACAGCGGATGTTGCGCTAGCAGTTGTATTTCCTGTAATAGTTATAGTTCCTGCACTTATGGCAATAGGAGAAGAGTTTAAAGCGGTATTAGTTGATGCTGTAACATTTCCTGTAATAGTTATAGTTCCTGCTGAAGACATTAATAGCGTGTTTCCGTTTGTTGCACTACCTGTCATTGTTGATGAAATGTCCCCGACAATATTTAAAACCCCTGTTGAAGTTACTGATATTAACGTCCTTCCCGCAGTATTATCAATGCTATAATTCCCATTTAAATTTAGTATCCCTGTACCTGAATGTCTAATGGCAATATAAGCGCCTGTAATGTTTGTCATTGTTAAGACATTGCCATTAAAAGTAGCAGTATTACCACTTGCTAAAGTCATTTCTAAAGTTGGTACAGATACAACTCCTACATAAATAGCTTGTGAAGCAGTACAAGTTAAATTACCACCATTTGCATATCTAAACTGACCTCCGGCTGCAATAACAGGGGCTGATGCGTTTGATGTATTTCTAATTGACAATACAGTAAATGGTCCATCTATAGTTACAATAAAGTTATTTGAAAATACATCATCTGAAGCTGTTGGTACTGTTGTACCACCATCCCAAGTTGATGCACTACTCCAATTTCCATTTGCTACTGCATATCTAAAAGCCATAATTAAAGATTTTTTTCATTAATAAATGTTTGCAATGCACCCATTATTGTTGCTGCTGCATTTATAGCGTCTGCATCTCCACTATCAAAGACATCCATATATGTTATAGGAATTGAATTGTCAGGCAAACTTACTGAACTTCCATCCTCTAAAACTCTATAAGGAGTTAATCTCATAGCTACGCTACCACCTATATCAGTTGGTTTAACTAATGGAGATATTGCTAAATTTACCATAAAATACGGATAAACATTTCCATCTACTTCAATCGGGTTTGTGCTTGTAATTGGCATAATTTATATTTTAATATATTACTGATTCTCTATTTGTCCAAGCTACGTTTGTAGCAGTTGCTGTGGTAATTGAACCACTTGCAGCTATTGTTAATCTTGTTATAGTCCATACTGCTGATGATTCTGCTGAACCTGTTACAGCATATCCATTATAATTTATATTATTATTAGTAGAATTATTTGCATTTCTCCTTATATTGAATAATAGATTAAATGTATGCGTGTCACCACTTGATGATATATTAAAATTTGTAGCTCCTGTTCCAACATCAAAAAATTGCACTTGATCTGTTAATCCATTTAATGCTGTTAATCCTGTTGTAAATGTAGTTAATACTTCACATAGATTTCCATTTTCTGTATGTAATGTTATATTTTTACCACTTGTAATTACATAAATACGAATTGCTAACCTATCAGTAATAAGTAATGAAGTTTGTGGAACAGGGATTGAAGTGTAGTATTGGTCAACACTTGTACCATTTGTAATACCTTCAGGATTAGCTGAATCACTTGCAATAAGTGTAAATACATTTGTTGCACTTACTTTGTAAAGCTCAGCATAAAAACTAGGACTACCACCTGTTGAAGATGATTGAAAATAAAACTCTACATTCCAATTACCACCGGGTATATTTAATTGACTAGGATCTCCTACATCAGTTATAAACGATGCAATATATCCATTACCCTGTCCATTTGTTCTTATAAAATTTGTTCCTCCTCCAAGTATTGGCGTTTTACTCATTTGATAATAAGTAGTTCCGCCAAATGTACCTTGTGAAACTGAACCATTAAGATAATAATTAACTGATGAACCGCCACCTGTTGAATTAGGGAAATTAGCCAATGTACCATCACCTCTAACATATTGAGATACTAAACCTGCTCCTGTTACAGCTATATCACCACTTGAAGTAATTGGACTATTTGCTACATTAAATGCAGATGGCATTGTCAATCCTACTGAAGTAACACCTAAATCAGTAGTTAAGGCTATTGTACCATCAGCATCAGGTAACTCCCACTTTCTGTCAGCTGTAATATTGTTAAAAGATAAACGACCTAAGTATTTAGTTAATCCACTTATCCATTTTGAAAATACGTTTTGATTTTCAGCATCAGCCGATGCTCGATACCCAAATAAATTAACGTTTTTAAAACTATTACTATCTCCTGCTCCTTGTCCTAAAGCATTAACGTGGTCTGCTGTATTTCCTCCTGCTGCTGAATTCCCTATTGCATTAACATTATCTCCTGAATTTTGAATTGCGGATGAAGCCCCAAAAGCATTTACATTATCTCCTGAATTTTCAACTGCAGTTTCATATCCTATTGCATTTAAACCATCTCCTGAATTTTCAACTGCAGCTTCATATCCTAATGCGTTTACACCATCTCCTGAATTTTGAAACGCGGCTCTATATCCTAATGCGTTTACACTATTTCCTGAATTACTAGTTGCCACAACATCTCCAATAGCAATAAGATTTGTTGCTATATTACCATCTCCCGCATCAGTTCCTGCATAAAAATTACCATCAACTAAATCGTGGTTATTATCTAATACCTCTTGAAGCGTTGGAATTGTTACATCACTAGTTAAGGCTATTATACCATCAGCATCGGGAAAAGTATATTCTCTATTTTGTGTTATTGAAGAAAATATAAGTTCACCAAAATAATTAGGAGAGTCCAATCTTGATGATCTAACACCAAATATACCATCATAATAATTAAAATCAGAGTTTCCGTATGAAGGATTTGAAAAACTCCAAACATTATCATTACAACTTATATATCCGTAATCAGCATTTGCTTGGTCATATAAACCAATTCTATTTATTTTAGCATCTAAATAAGTTGCTTCATTTCCTTTAGTTAATACTTCTTCAAGATTTGGAGTGTCTACATCAGTAGTTAAGGCTATTGTGCCATCAGCATCAGGTAAATTATATTTTCTTGCATCTGTTAAGTCAGTTGTTGAAATACGAGCCATAATAATAGCATCTTTTGAAAATACTGTTTGTCCATCTTCATTGGCAGTTGCATTTTCTCCAAATAGATTTACATTATTAAAAGTATTTCCATTACCTGCTCCTGAACCTAAAGCATTTACATTTGAACCTTCATTAAGTAAACCTGCATTAATACCTAAAGCATTTATATTACTTCCAATATTATCCGAGGAAGCAGAAGCTCCAAAAGCATTTACTGATTCTCCCTGATTATTTTTCGCAGCTTCAAATCCTAAAGCATTAACATTACCTCCTAAATTACTTAAAGCAGCTGAATTTCCTAAACCATTAACATTATTTCCTGCATTTGCAAAAGATGCTTGAAAACCTAAACCATTAACATTATTTCCTATATTAATAAATGCAGCACTAGTACCTAAAGCATTTACCGAAATACCTTCATTGTTATTTGCAGCACCAAAACCTAAAGCATTTACTTCAGTTCCTAAATTATTTAAACCTGCAATAGTTCCTGCAAAGAAATTGTCATCAACTAAATCGTGGTTATTATCTAATACTTCTTGAAGTGTTGGAGTGGTTATTTGAGAAGATATATAATCTATCAGGTCTGTTTGATTCTCTATGTCTCCTGTTATATTTCCCCAAACTGCCCCTAAAGCAATATCTATCCAACAAATACCGCCAACCCCCTTGCTTAAAACTTGAAGAGGAGTACCTATACTACCAAGCATATCCTCTATGTTTGTAGGCTTTATTAGGTCAACATTTATAGTACCTGTTAGATTTATATTTTGAGTCGCAATGTTACCTGCATCAAGTACTGCTTGTAAAGTAGCGGCCGGAAAATTACCCGAGAATAACTGCAACAACTCCCCTAACGAAAAATTCTTTGTCGCAAGAGGAGTAGCTGATGGTGTTGGTCGAGGAGCTTCTGTCCCTATTAACCTATCGCTTAATTGTAAAGGTGAGTCCGCTAAGGAATAAGTAGCTATCTTCGACATTATGTTTTAATTATATATTTCTATTGAATACTTATTTCAGTATATACCAAATAAAACTCTAACGTACTATCTCCACCTGTAGGATTAGTACTTGGAGTAGATACAGTTAATGATTTACCTACATGAGTAATACCTGATGTTGATGCTATACTTGGAATAAGAGTTGTTATTCCTTCTGTATTAGTACTATTTCCTAAAGCTGTACTGACAGTAACAGTTCCATTTGTTTGGTCTGCATCCCAAGCTATTCTCCAAGATTGAGAAGCATAAGAATTAGTTACAAAAGTATAATTTTGATAAAGATACATTGGTATAAATAATTTACCGGGAGATGCTGCAACTAAAACTTTTGGAGTTGTAAATATATTTAAAATTTCTGCTGAAGTAAATGTTACTTTTACTGTTTTAACAACAGGAATACCGCCAAGAGCAAGTACATCTGCAATAACAAAACTTTTTGTTGCATCAGAATTACTAACATCTGTTCCAATAACATAATCATCTAAAGCAGGAGGTATCGCATCAGGGTATGTACTAATCTTTGCCATTTTATTTTAATTTAAAGTTAATAGATATAGAATCTCGTCTATAATATTTTGTAATTCTGATAAGTTTACCCGACATCATAATTACTCTGTTTTTTGCGTTACTTCTCCTGTTTGAATATTGATAACAGCATTAGCTCCGTACTTCTCTATTAATAACTTTTCATGTGCAGAGAATTGAGCTTTAATCTCATCAACAACCCTAACTAATGTTTGCTTTTGCAATTCAGCATCAGCGATTGCCATTTTTACTTTGTTAAACTCTACGTTTAATTCTTGAATTTTTTCTAATTCTTCCTGTGTTACTTGTGTGTTTGACATTTGATTTTTATTTGATTATTAATTGTACAAATATACTAAAAATTACATTTCATTTCTCTTTAGTACTCTATTGAGTTTTCTTTCTATTTTATCAGGGTTTGTAATAGTCCTTGTCCTACTATTTCCTGTATTTGTTTTTACAGAAATATGCATTGCACTACTTCCATCTTTTTCTCTAAATACATTGTACTGCTTAAACTTTTGTTTACCATTCTCCTTGTCGGTTTGTTTTGTAAACTGAGCAGAACTTGACCCATCAGATG